ATCAATAAAAAATTCAGAAAAGATTATGGTGAACTAGTTATTGCTTCAGACGGCAAACACTCCTGGCGAAAACAAATATTTCCAAATTACAAAGCAAACAGAAAAAAGAATAGAGAACAATCAGGACACGATTGGGAAACGATATTTGATGTTATAAATCGCATTAAATCTGAATTGAAAGAGTTTATGCCTTATAAACTGTTAGAATTAGAAACAGCAGAAGCAGATGATGTTATTGCAGTTTTAATCAGGAAAATGGAAAAAATTATAGGTCCTAATCACGCTAAAAAGATTTTAATTGTATCAGGAGACAAAGATTTTATACAATTACATAATGAATGGGTTAAACAATACAATCCTATATTGAATAAATATGTAGGTAAAGATGAAACACCGAGTATATATATTAAAGAACATATACTCAAAGGGGATAGAAGTGATGGTGTTCCAAATATTCTATCCGATGATAATGTATTTGTTGAGGGCAGAAGGCAACGCCCATTAAGTAAAAAGAGAATAAATGAGTTAATCTGTGCAGGTTTTTTATATACTGCATTAAATGATGAAGAACAAAAGAATTATGACAGAAATAGAAAACTGATAGATTTAACTTATATTCCTCAAGAATTAGAGGAAAAAATAAAAAGTGAGTTTGATAATATTAAAGTAGCAACCAGAGATAAAATACTGAACTATTTTATATCAAGAAAACTTAAAACTTTAATCGAGGTTATAGATGAATTTTAATCTTGAAAGAACTGTTAAGGAGATAAAATAATGGTTATAATAAGACGAAATCCAGATGGTACTATTGCACAAGAATCGCAAACAAAAGCACCACCAAGACATCCAGCATTAGCATCCGCACAAGGAATGTCTGCTCTTGCCGATTCAGGTAAAAGTGGTTTTACATTGTTTAGTGAAATCGCAACAAGAGTAAATAATGCAAAAGACAAGCCAAGAAAATTAAAAGTATTACAAGATAACGATTCTGTTGCATTACGACAGGTATTAAAAGGAGCATTTGACCCTAAAATTAAATGGTTATTACCAAAAGGAGATGTTCCATACAATATAAATGAAGCACCATTAGGAACAGAACATACTCTTTTATCACAAGAGGCAAAAAGGTTGTATTTATTTACCGAGGGTGGAGATAGTACAATATCACAAACAAAAAGAGAACTTTTATTCATTCAATTATTAGAAGGATTGAGTGCAGAAGAAGCGGAATTTTTAGTTTCTGTTGTTAATCAAAAAGTTAATAATGAGTATAAGGGATTTACGGCGAATCTAGTGAAAGAAGCATTCAATTGGGATGATAATTTTATGAAAAAACCCCCTCGTGGAACATCTACTGCAAACATATAGAAAACCCTTAAAAATCGCAGAAAACCCCCATTTTTTAATGATTTAAGTCATTGATTTATAGGGGTTTTTTATTTGAATTAATCCAGAAAATGACAGAAAATAAGGGTTTTTTATACCATTATTTGCTTGTAAAATCGACCCGAATTTGATATACTGGTAGTATAATAAATAGAATTGGAGACTATATTATGATTACTAATGACCAAATGATTGCTCAAGCACTTGCAAATATGCAAGATTTGAATAATCAAATAGAACTAAATTTGAATATTTTATCAAATTTGGATCGTATGCATTCCGAATCACACGGTGGTTCAATGAATTTACACGACCAAGTTTCACATATAAGTAACGGACACGAAACTTTAAACAACGGATTACGCTCTGCTCGTAGTGTTCACGGAGTTGAAATAGGTGATGAACTTGATGTTGTTTTAGGAGATAGGAGTACTGTATGAAAACTAGACCTTATCACTATTGCATTATGCAAGTGGGCAAAGACCCAAAAATTATTGAAGTACAAGGACTTACTTGGTTTGAAACCGATGATTTAGCCTATCAATATCATGGATTTATGAATGATGAATGGCAAAAGAAAATTGGTCCTATATCAGTAATTAGTGAAGAAAATTTACCATACTTTTTTGATTGCAATTCAGAATATATTAAAGCAAAACTAACAGGTACTAGATTGTTAAAATCAAAAGAACCTGTTGGTGTTAAAGTAACAAATGACCAAAAGGTTATTACAGAATATTATAAACCAAATGAATCTTCTTTTATGAAAAATTATCAAGAAGGTGGTGCAGGTTATGATGATACCCAAGAGTATGAAGAAAATTCGGAAGGTGATATAGTTCCAGTTTTGGGGGTACAATAATGGATATTTTATTATGCATAGCAGTTATACTATTTTGTATAGTTGCAGGAGTTTATTTAATTAGTCAAAACAGATAACAATAACGGTGGGAGAATATGGCAAGATATAAGAAGTTAGCAACAATTTTAAGGGATGTAGATTATAAGAAACCTTATAAACCTAATAAGGTAAATACTGAAATGTTTTTTAACATTTTAAACTATGCAATCTTTAACGGTAAACTATCACCGATAGATAAGTTTAGTATTAGACGAATTAGGGATGCTCTTGCTTACTATGAGTATGATGAAAAGACCGATGTTGCACAAATGACATTTAAACCAAAGTTTAAAAATATGAAACAATTTTTAGATATTTTAGGACACGAAATGGTCCACCATTATCAGATTACACATCAACAAAAATGTACAGGCAATCATAATTCATATTTTTTTAAATGGAAAAGGAAGTTTGAACGAATGGGATTAGATTTGAAAGTGAGATATTAATGGAACAAGTAACAATAACATCAACAAATGGAAATACGAAAGCAGGTGAAACACCAGTTGAGACAAAAGCGGATGTTTTATCCAAATCAGATAAACATATGAGAGTTGTATTGGTAAATACTACGGTCACTTTAGACCTTCATAGAACGGATGTAAGAGAACCATATAGAGGTCGTTTATCAAGTTTAGAATTTGAATGTAATGAAGTTAAATAGATATCACAAAAAGATTATACAAGGTATCATAGCGAGTTATAAAAGTCGTTATGAAACACCTAGGAGAAGAATCAAAGATGTTCCTTATCAAGTATGTAAGGAGTATAATGCTGCCCTTGAATTAATGTTAAAGGGAAATATTATAGCACAATCAACAAATGAATTAGAAATGGAAGGTCCTGCAACACCTGATCCAGAATTTAGATGGTTCACTTGCAGACCTCGGAAAACAAAAAGAGAATTGAAGAAATTACTATGTTAAAACACTTACACAAAACTTACACATTATTTACACATACATATTTTTGGGCAATTTTAGTTATTGCAGGAATTATTTTATATGCTTGTAATAGGGAGGCACCTTGCACCGATGATGGTTGTCCTTCTTGGCACGAAAATCAAAATCAATTTGGTGTAGATGAATTAACTATACCTCCTGATTTGGAAGAAAATATAGAAACCATAACTGAAATTATTGAAGATATAGAAATTGAATAAACTTTTACATATATGAATATTGCGAAAAAAACAAGAAAAAGAAAATTTAAGATTTTTTTAATAAAGGTAGGGATGATATCAGCAGTTATACTTTCAGCATTCATCTATGGAACTTTTCAACCAAATTTTATTGTTGAGAAAGCATATCATAAACAAACGGATGATGCCATACAACAAAACAATTTTGAATGGGAAAACAAATTATCTCAAATGGATTTACAAGAACCATCATTTGAATTTACTGATAATGATAGTTTTATATCAGCAATTTATCAATGTGTTGATTATTTAAATCTTTATCTTACAAGAGAGGACCGCATACCAAAACTTTTAGTTGTTGCCCAAGCAGCATTAGAAAGTGAGTGGGGTAATAGTTATTTTGCAGAAGAAGGTAATGCATTATTTGGCATTAAAACTTATGATTTAACAAGACCACATTTAAAGCCTAGAAATAGACCGAATGTTAACTGGGGCGTTGCAAGTTATGAAACTAAATGCCAATCTGTTTTCGGTTATATTCATTTGTTAAATACTGGACGTCATTATGAAAAGTTCCGTGAAGTAAGAAA